ATATTAGTTTCTATTTCGTTGTGTTCATTAATAAATTTAGTATGAGTAAAATCAGAGCTAGTACCTTTTATTGATCTAGGTATATTTATTTTTTTAGGTTCTGTGTAGTTGTCTGTAAAGAACAACATATCGTTTATTATGTTTATACCTGTTATTAGTCTTTGTCTTGAAAAATTTAAAACTTCGTCTGTTGAATCTATCAAAACAGGCGTTATAGTTTTTGATTTATTATCATATTCTACTATACAACTATTAGCTTGTGACTCTGGGTTTAATTCTGATATAGATATACTATTAATACTTAAGCTTTTTTCATGAACTGTTCCGTTAACAAGTTCAAACTGAAGTCTCATTTCAGTGCTATTATTATTTAAAGCTTGATTAAATGTAAAAATGTTAACGTAAGTATCAGTGCTATTTACAAGGTAATTACCAGATGAACTATCATTTAAAGGTCTGTAATTAGAGTTACCAGGGTTAATACCGGCTACAAATATTTTAATATCACCTTGAGAATCATTGTTTTCAAAATCTTTTATATCAACTTCTACTTTGTATCTTTTCCCGTCTTCTAAGTTAAATGTATTTGTTCTAAACCCCGGATATGATGGCGTGGTAGCACCAGCTACAATGTTTGAATTAATAACAACACCATCGCCAGTAAAATTATTAGAAAATGAAGAATGACTAACAAAGTTAGACTCGTCATCAAAATACATGTCTGGTAATATTTGCTTTTTGTTATCTATAAGATAATAAAGCTTATCGTTTTTTTCATCTGAAACGCTACCTACACAAAAAGCATCATTCCCAATAAAATTTTGGTTTTGAACTAATGTATTACCAAGTATATTTTGCACTGTACCAACGTCAGATTCTTCTGATGTTGACACTTGTATGTTCATTGCATCTCTATATTCACCGTTTGGAACAAGTCTTTCGTCAAGATCTTTGTTCATTTTACCACCGGTAAACTGATTCTTAATCTCTGGCATGTACTAGTGTTTTATTTGTTTCGACTTACCTCTAAGTATTTGAGTTAATTCTTCTAATTTAATATTAGATAATCTTAATTTTGCTTGCCTTGTAGCTGCAAACTTTTCTTTTTTAAATCTTGGTGCTAATTGTTGGTGTATTGGTAAGGAAGATGTAGATATTATAGCATGCGCAATATATTTGTACATAGCTTCTTCAGCAAATTTATGAACTTGCATTTCTTCTTCAGTTCCTAAGCTATCACTTATATAATCTAAGATCACAGTTTCTCCTGAAATATTAGAGCTAAAATGTATTCTACCAAGTCTTGGATCTATATAAAAACTACCATTAGTTTGAGAGTATGAAGGCTCTAAACCATATCTTTCACCTTCATTTGGCCAATATACATTATTTTCATAGTCTTGGTATTCATTAATACTATTTTCAGAAGGATCTTGTGATTTGTAATTATTCCAAGTAGAAGAGTTTTTTTCGTTACCAACAGGTGTTATTAAAGTTGAATAATTTGAAGAAGATGTTAGGATTACATTATCTACGGAGTTTGCTAGCATAGGTACACCATCACCACCTAAGTTTTTAGCAGAATGTTGTGCGCTTGCTGCTACTGTAAAATCAACGAACATTACAATAACAACATAAACGGTATCTACGTTTTTAACATTAATATTTAATAATTCTTTAGTTGCAGAAGTTGAACCAGCTGTATTTGGCCCCACCCATTCTAAATAACTAGATTCGTTACTACTTGTTACTAAATCAAATATTGAAGCATTAACATTGTTACTTCTTAAGTCTTCAGCTCCTACGCCAGCGTTGTTTGAGTTATTTATATAATTGTCTTCTGGTACTTGAGTACTAACACCGACTCTTACTGTACCAATATTTATAGCACTTATAAATTCAACAGTATCAGCTACACCGTCTGCTTTTATATCTAAAAAATCCATATCAGAAACATCAATAGCCTGATAAGCAGTATTTACTCTACCGTTTTGATACGCGCTAGCACCTGTTCGAGTGTGATAACTTGTTTTTAATTTACCATCGCTAATTGCCATACCACCTTCATACAAATTTGTTAAACTGTTAGTTGGTGTTATAGTTTGCCAATCATCAGTAATTGGTGTTGAAGAAAAATCATAATTTTTTACTAAACCAGAAACAGAATCTACGGTAAAATCGTAAATACCATCACTATCTTGTTTTATTTGAAAAGGATTATTTGTATCTTTTGTTGGGTATAACATGTGTTTTATACCAGCACTATCAACAGAAGATATTTTAGTGTAATTAACATAATCATGAGGAAGAGGCATTACAAGTGTTGCTGGAACATCTATTTGTTGTGATTTTATTGATTTAAAAGTATCAAATGAAAATTCTTGCAATGCTCTTTGCGCGTAAAAAGCTATATCGTTTCTTTTTATTTTAGGTATTATTTTGTCTTCACCAACATAAGCTATTTGAAATTGAGTTACAATATCTTGTAAAGATATGAATTGGTAGTTACCAAAGTTATTGCCTTGGTAGTAATCTCTTTGTGTTTTTTCTAATAGTGCCATTTATTTATTGTTTTTCTTGTTGAATTTGAGCGCCTTGAAGTCCAGCTGCCACTTGTGTTAGTTGGGGTTTTTCTATAGCAATACCAGCTAGCGTTAATATTTTATAAACTAATTCCATTTCTTCAGACTCATGAAGTTCAAAATTTACAGCATTTGAAGAATTATAAAGAGGTTTGTTATTTACAACAACGTACGACCAATTAGGTTTAGATGGTCTTCTTATATAACTCGCTCCTATACCCATTTTTTTTGTTCCACCACTTACCCCAGCTTGTGATCTTACACTACTCGTAAGTTTACTACCATTAGGAATACCCGGCAAGTTAACAGTTAAAGGATAAGGATATATTTTTATACGTCCTTCTGGATAAGATGAAGATTGATATTTCATATAAACAGGAAAATCATAAGAATGTTTAGCTAATTTACTTTTATTTCTTATTCTAAATTCTTTAGTGGTTATTCGTTCGCAAATACTATTGTATGTTTTACCATTAACGTGATATCGTATTGTTATTGCGCCCAACCTGTACAAATCAGGTATATCTTCTTTTATTTTAGTACAATCACCAAATTCGTTTACAACAGTTATATTATAAGCTCCGGCGTGAAAATATTCAAAATGTGATATTTTATCTTCTATTATTGACACAATATCTGAGTACTCACCACTGTTGCTTGGTTGTCTTTTAAATTGACTTAAATCATAAAAATATTGTTCAAATATTTCCATCTGAGCTTTATCGGCAAATAAGTTAAACTCTTGTGGAGTTATATAACCTCTTTGTTCTTTATTAGCTAATGCTAAAACTTTTTGATATACTGCGTCTATACTTATTGCCATAATTATTTTTTAGTTTGTAGTTACGATCGCCCCGTAGGGCGACCGCTCTACAGTTTGATTATTGATTTAATCTTTTTTCAATATTGGAGTAAATTTCCATACCTTCATCAGTTTTAAACCAATGCGCTAACGCGGTGTATGGATGCTCGTCAAAAGGTACTGACATTAACTTTCTATCATTAGAAGCCCATAAAAAGTTTCTTTGATCATCAGATAATTTAAGTATACCTAGTTCAACAGCTTTAATACCAAAATTTCTAAGTTGAACGTTATCATCGTTAGCTAATTCTAAGAATAAAATAGGATTGTTTTTAGCATAAAGTAACAAATCCCTTTTAAGTTCCTTAGAGCTCATGCTAGATACCTTAGAACCATATTCTACACGCATAATAGCTTCCGCCATGTCAATATCTATTGTTTTAGCTATATTAAGCGCTTCTAATTCTAGTTCTAAAACTTCTAGTTCATCAGCAGCTTCTACTTCTGGTTTCCACTCTTCAAACAATACGTTTCTTTGAGGGTGGTATAAAGATAATAACTTTTGTAAAGTTTGTTTATTTCTTGGAACATGAAGAGCTCCGTTTCTAAATATAATATGTGATAACCTTTGATCTCCTTGCATTTCATCTACAAAAGGTGTTTTTTGATTTTCACAATATTTAAGTTCTCTTTCATACCCTTTTTCTTCGTCAAAGAAATATATGCCTGTAGATCTAATCATGTAAGACAAAGGTTTTCTTTTTCTAGTTAAATAATAAACCCTATCTTTTATTTCCCAGTTAGGTTTTTTTGTTTCAACTTTTTTTGTTTGTAAAACTGTGTTATCAACAGTTTCTGTTTCTAGACCAAAAGCGTTTTTTGCCCTGTCTATAATTGTTTTTTCTTTTTTTGCCATAATATAATATATAATAAAATTAATAAAATAAAAGGCCGAGGCCGAAGCCCCGGTCTTTTAAAAATAGTTTACTTCATTAACATAAAGTTGTTAGCACCTTGAGTAACTAAACATCTTTCTGATAACATGTGTATTTGCATTACATCTAAAGCAGATGTAGCAGCACCAACAGAACCAGTAACCCAAGTTTTCATTCTTCGGTCATCAGTTTGTGAAGCTCTATATCTAACGTGTAAGAAAGGACGTCTAACAGCTGCACCAACAGTTTGATCGTAAACTGAAGAAGAACCAGCTGGAATAATAACACCTCTTAAAGCCTCAGATCCAGCAGTTGCATTAATACCACCTCTTGTAGCTTTGTCATTTAAGTATCTGAAGTCAGACTTATAGAAGTCATAAGAACCTCTACGGAATCCAGAGAAACCTAAATTAAGTGCCATATCTTCAGAGTTGTTAAATACTCCGTAAGAAGTACCACCAGCTCCATAAGAGTTCATTGAAGCTAACATATCATCTATCGCTAAACTAGTATCTCTGTTTACGAACATCATGTTTTCTTCAATAGCACCTTGCTTATCAAATTCAGCTAAAATAGCATCAAACTCAGCTAAATCAGTAGCAGCATTAACACCAGTAACACCAGTAGTAACGTTACCTCTTTGCTCAATAGCATAGAATAAACCTTCAGTACCAGCATCACCTTCTGGAGATAAACCTAGCTCACCATCAACGTTAGTTGAGTTAGAACCTGGAATAGACTCAAGCATTGCCATTTCTAAGTAATCAGTGAAACGAGCTCTTGTGTCAGCTTCAGCTTTTAAGTACCATAAGTACCCAGAAGCACCACCTTCAGAAGAAACTTCAACCCAACCAATTCTACCAGCATCAGATCCAGATACTTCGTAGTAATCTTTCATAATGATAGGCTTGTTAGTAAAAGTTTTAAAGTCAGGCTCGTTAGCGCCTCTTGTAGTTGAACCATCGTAGTTATCACCTTTCTTAAATTCAGAACCGATAACTAATAAAGTAGCAGCTTCAGCTGTTTCAGAGTGACCAGTTAAAACGTCTTCGTCATAAGCTCTAAGACCAATAGCAGCGCCATCAACAGCTACAACTAAACACCTAGATACTTTACCTGGAGTTGAAAGTAATACGATATCGTGATTACGAACACCATGTGTACTTGTAATCGCGTTACCATCTACATCTTTAACACTTGTAAATTTACCTTTTGCACCAGATGAAGATACGTTACCATCTAAATCTATAGTACCAGTTAAAGTTATATGTAGTCTTGATTGCTCAGACCATATAACTCGATCAGAAGTCATTGCTTCTTCTGCACCTACTTGATTAAGGAAACCAGAAATTGTTCTAGGTCCGAAAACCTCAGCTTCTTTTTCCATTAATTCAGGTAAGTACTGTTGCGCCCAACCTTCAGTTGAGCTTGTTGTAAAATCAACGTAGTTTGTAGATAGTGTTTGTTGCTGTGGAGCAGGTACACTATTCAAACTACCTCCTGCAGTAATTGCCATAATTTTGTAATTTTAAATTGTTATTTATTATTTTTAATTTTAAACTTCAAATCAGAAGAATCATTACCTAACACTTTAAACTTCATACCTCCTGCTTCAATTTTTCCATGACTTTGTCTTGGATTCATATCTACATTTTTAGATTTAGCAACACTAGTTTTCATAGCATCAGCTTTACCTTGTTCATAAAAGTGTTTTGCAACAGCATCTGCATTCATTGCTGTAAATAAAGATTTATGATAACCCTTAGCGTCTGATAATGTAGAATTTTTATCCAAAAACTTTTTGGTAAAATTACTTATATCGCTTTGAGTTGTTTTAATCTCGTCAGCATTGTTTACGTTAAACCTGTATTTTTTATCACCGATGTTATATTCAAAACCTTTGAACTTATCGTTAAAAACTTGATTTGTTTTTTGTGTAAAAATTTCAGAGTTTCTTTTAACTGTTTTTTGAGTTGCTTCTGACTCTTTGTTATATCTATTAAAGAAATCTACAGCTTTCTGTTGCTCAGTAGTGAGTTTTGATCCAGCTTTGATTTCTTCATAGTATTTGGACTTTTGCCCGTCCAAGTGGCTTCTAGCACTGGCAACTTGCTCTTTTAATGCTAGTTTTTTTCTTTTTATTTCTACAGAATCATCTTCTTCTTCGTTGTATGAAAAAGAATCTTCCATAAGAAAATTTATTTCATCTATAGTTAAATGAGGTTTTGTTTGTTTATAATATTCAAATAAAACATCGTTATCATTTAACTTACTATAATCTTGATTAAGCTTTACATAATCGCTTATATCACCACCAGTTTCTTCCATAAAGTCAACTAACTTTTGAATATTTTCTGGTAGCGTTTTACCAGTAGCTTCTGCTTCGGCTACAGCTTCTTGTACTTCTTCAACTGTTGTTTCAACAGGTTCTTCTTCTTCTTCAGTAATTTCTTCTAATACTGGAGTTTCTTGTGTTTCTGCTTCCGGTTGTACTTCTTCTTGTTTTTCTGTGGGCTCGGCATTTTCAGACTCTGCAACCACTCCGCTGTCGTCAGCGTTGTCTTCTTTAGTTTCATTTTTTTCTTCTTTTGGTGTTGGTGGTTTATCTAAATTTACTTTTGTAATATTATCACTTTGTTTTGGTTCTTCAACCTTAACTTTAGTAATATTCTCTTGTGTAGTTTCTTCAACTACGCTTTCTTTGTTTTCTTCCATAATATAATATAATAATAATTAATAAATTTTTACTTAGGATCGAAGCTACCTAAATTAAAGCTACCACCTAGTATATCATTACCTGCAGACTCAAAGTTTTTAGGTGGCTTATTAGTTTTTCTTTGTTCAATCATTTCGCTTTGTTGAGTCGCTTGTATTTTTGTTCTTTCGTCTTTACGATCTTCTTTTTCTTTTTCTCTTTGCATTAAGTTATTTGATTCAGCGCCTTTTAACTGCATGTTATATTGAAACTCTATAGCCATTAATTGTTTTTTAAGCTCTGCTTCTTGTTGCATTTTTTGTACATCAATTTGAGCTCTCATTTGTTCTAACTGAGCTTTACCTTGATTTAGTATTTGTTCTTTTTGTGTTTCAACTTGAGCCGCGGCTTGTGCTGCTTGAGCATTAGACTGCGCTTGCAGTTGTATGTTTTGTTGTTGTAAAGCTTGATCTTTTTCAGCTTTTCTTTTTCTACGTATTTTAAGCATTTGATTTGCTAGCTTAATATTTTTTATATCTCTAAGATCAATAGCGTCTTCAAGTTCTATACTTTGTTGTTGTAATGCCATTTGTATATTGTTTTCAAGTATAGCTTTTTCCTCTTCATCTGGAGTTAAACTTATAAATATACCAAAATCATAAAGATGTAGCTCTGACATTTCTTCTAACGTAGCCACATTGTGAACGCCAATAGCTTGTATAAAAGCGTCTTTAGTTGGTGAATACTCTATAATATCAGATATTCTAAGCGATAAACACTCTGCAACTTCTGCTGTTAAAAATAAACCTGACTGTAATATATGTCTAGTTGCCGTATTACTATTTGCGGCCGCTAATTTTTGTACACCTACTAAAGCATTTTTATCTGGCATACTACCGTCTCTAGCCTCATTTAATCCGGTTACATCTCTTATCATTTGTAAATAATAGTTGTAATTACCTATAAGAGCTTGCATTTTATTACCACCAGACCCAGATGTTATTTCTTGAATAGGTACTTTACCGGGATTTAAATCACCTTCAGAAGTAAATGATCTACCAATAACAGATCCAGTTTGGAAGAACATGTTTAGTGCTTCTTGCGGATTATAATTAGTACCATTACCTAAATCAACTTCAGCTAAACCATCAGCATCAAGGTAAACACCGTCTGGAACCATACGTGACATTACTTGTTGTAGCTTAAGATGTGTTAACTGTATCATATCAGCAAAACCTGTTATACGTTTTACTAGCGAGTCTATTTTACCATTGTACATACGAGGCGCTACAATAGCATAGTTCATTTTTACTTTAGTATAATCACTTTTTGGTCTCATCATGTTAGACGCCATTTCCCATTTAAGTAATTTATCAGTACCTAATATTAAAGCACCATCATACAAAACTTCTATTGATCTTAACAACCTTGAGTAGCCACCTTCTTTGTTTTCAGGTGGATTAAAAGTATCATCTTTAGGTATTATTTTATCAGCACCAGTACCAGTTTCTTTTATTTTATATACCTCGTTCATATAAGTTTTATAATTGAAATATAAAACTTGTATTTTGTTGTTGTCTTCTTTATCAGAATTATATCTACTTCTATTACTATTTCTATAGTAACTGTTTTTATTCATAATCTCTTCAAGATCACTTTCTGTTAAGTGTGGAAATTGTTTTGCTAACTCGTTAACGGGTATATTCTTTACTTCACCAACATAGTATATATCTTCAAAATAAGGTGAATCTGTATAAGAATAAACAAGATTTGCAGGGTCTACATAATCTATAGTAACACCTTCAGATGTGTTAAAGCTAGTTTTTACAGCACCAATACCAAGTACTGTTAAATCATAATAAAAACGTTTTTTAATAAGTTCGTAATTATTACCTTCCATTAAAACATTTAAAGCTTGTTCTTCTGCTATTTCTACAGCCTGTTTATAATTAAGCTGCATGTGCAGCTCAAGTTCTTCATTTGTCTCTGGTAAAGTTTCTTCATCGTTTTCAGCTAAGTTTATACCAAATGCTTGTTTTGAAAATTCGTTTAACTCTTTACTTCTCATATCTGCAAGTATAGACTCCATATACTTAGTTCTTTTAGCTACACCATAAGAATCTTGAGAAAAAGCTTTTATATCATATGTTCTTTCAGCTATACCGTTTACAACTATATCAACAAACTTAGATATAATAGGTACAGGCGTCCAGTCTAAATTTAAATAAGACAAATCACCATTTATAGATAATTCATCTTTATATTTTTGTATTGATTGCTCGCCTCTAGCGTATAATCTTAAATTGTGAAAATTATTATAGTTATTCCTGTATCTATTGTTATTGTTGTCATCGTTGAACCACTCTGTTTCAATAGCTTTAGCAACTTTTAAACCATAATCATAGCTAATCTTTTCAGCATCACTTACCGTTTGTTTAGGAAAATAACTATTAGAATATGCCATATTACTTTATTATTTGTGAATTACTTCCAGTATTATTGTATCTGGATATATTTATATTTAGTTTAGGTTTTTCAACCTTTGCGTTAGGCATGTATAAATGTCTATTGTTTGCCATTATAGCTAAACCAGAACTTATAGATGCATCATGCTTTGTTCTTTTATTTATATCAAACTTAGCCCAGTCATTTAATAATTCGTTAAAATATACATTACCGAAACCACCGTCTTTATTAATACCAACGTGATCATTGATATACATTTCAATCGCAGCTGCATGAGCTTGTTTTATGTCTTCAGAAGAGTTTGGTATACCACCAACTTCTTTTTCTGCTGTAGATAATTTATTCCAAACTTTGTCAGGTCTATTCATACTAAAACCCCTATAACCTCTACGTCTTAAATAGTATAATAATCTAGGTTTATTATTCTCTGCTAATATTGGCATACCGTAAAAAACTAAAGCCATCAAAACATCTTCAAAGAATATCTCTGCCGTAGGTGGTCTTGATAAGTATTCTAAAAAGAAGCTGTTCGCAGGAGCGTCCTCCATACTAAACCTGGTTAAGCCGTGTAATGCTCCTTTAGAACCTTCTCCATCTACGGTTCC